GAGGCAAAAAGGTTTTAAGAGTATTGAGATCCACCGATTAAGCTCACGTTATTATAAGATTCGTTCGTGCAGAACAAAAGCTAATGTAACTATTGCAATGCCAGAAGTTCGCAGCAGCTCCACGTTATTGAAGAAAATCTTCATTATCGGCGATCCTTCTCTTGTCTTAAATAATGACCATAAGTGTCAGAGTTAACATTAAGCTGCCAATTAATCAAGTCCATCAGACGCTTAGCTGATGCGTCATTTATAGCATTATACTGAGACATAAAGAGTTTAGCTCGAGCAGACGGTGGCTGGCCCATTAGCCTTAACCACCATCGACGAGGTGGGATTTTATCTTTCTTTTCTTGTTTTCTACTACCTGGTTTTCCCCCTAGCCTCTTGAACACTCGATCTAGCACTATAGTATTCTTTGCTCTATTCCCTAAACGCTTCTGTATAGCAGGATCATCGATGCTTCGCAAATACCTTCGAAGCTTACTCTCTGCACGTCGGTAAGATGTTCCCTCTTCTGGATCAAGCATATCGGCAACCATCTTATCTAGTTCCATGTTATCTACCTGGATTTTATCCAGCTCTGGTCCAACAATGTCTGGAACATCTTCCAGTTCATTAGCTCCAGGGTATGTCAACTTAGCGAATTTTCCAGCGATGGGACTGGCAGCAACGAAGGGAGCCACGCCACCTACCTTCATAGCTTCAGTGAAATCATAAGTAGCCTCGCCGCGAGTCGCTGCAGTATAAGCAGCCACCACAGCATCACGCCAAGGATTGCGAGGAAGCAAACTATCTATCGAACCTTCAAGTCTAGCCGGACTGAGACCTAGTGCAATTGCAACATCATGGGCCATCGGGCTAGTAGGACGAGACGGTTTCTGCATTATTTCCAAGGCTGGATCATGCATAGGATCATGTGGCCACAAAGCTTTGTCAGTAAAGAAGCTCTTATTCTGTGTATATTCTAAGATGGTCCGGCCTGTTGGCGGTAGTAAACCCCAAGCATCACCGAATATAGAACCTAAACCTTTCAGTGCTTCGAAGAATTGATCATTAGGATTCTCATCATCAAACCACTTACCAAGCAAGCCCTCTATTACTGAAGATAGAACCCTGACTGTTGGATCTTTAGGTATAGTAACATAAACACGACGAGTCTCTCCATCCTGTTGTACTGTAGCTCCTGTGCAGATAATAAAGTTATTAGCCTTATCTCTATCTGTTATAGAAGCCCAACACTCAGGATGCACATTCCTGTTATACAAATAGAGCGATGCTGATCCTGCCCAGATACCTGTAACAGCAGCTGCTAGACGCTTCGGGTTCTTAATACCAGAGCGAATTACGACGCGAAGAGCCTGCACTGATACGTTCAAATAAGGTGCAATTGAGTCCACGCTTTTAGTGAGCCATCCTCCCTGGCTAAAATCAATAAGAGCGCGTGCCTCAGCCGTTGCAATTTCAGAGATAGCTTTAGGCGGCTTAACCTTAGGATCATAAATCAATCCCTCAGCTTTCATTAGCTTCTGGATAACGCGCTCTCGAACTGCAAGGCGTGTCATTATCTCTGAGGTTGCACCTAGGTAACCAAGTACATCTGTAGCACCATCAACTGCATGCTTTATTTTACGCGCACCTCGAGTAACTGCTACAGAACCAAAGCCATGATCTGCTATTGCACCGATTACACCAGTTTCATTGGCACTTGCTCCGTGTCGCATTGCAAAAGAGAACATACCGCCCTCCTCTACATAATCCTGATACCTGTTACTGCGAGTAATAGCATCTGTTATCACATGCTTAATATCTGTTCCCATCTGAACAATAGCTTTAGGTGGCGATACACTCCAAGCGCTAGAAACCAACCAAGCATGTTGTAAATCTCTAGGGATCTGAACCAAAGCAAACGCAGGACTGATACCAGTAGCCATCATACGCATTAAGCTAGCGCCGCTGATAACACTGAACACGGCCTTTGCTTCTGACAATCCGCGCATCTCAGCTGCGATCCATTGAGTAGAATAATATGCATCCATATAGACAACTTGAGGCTTTCCATTTACCATAGCTGTCAACTTAGTAGTGGTAATACCTGGAAGTTCCTTAGTGGTACGAGCTACTAAACCATTACCATCAACCTCATCCGCCAACCTAATAAGGGATTGATTAGCTTTGTTCCGTGCAATTCGGCCAGCGACACGAGCCACTATTTGCTCCATTAATAACTGACTGTCCGTATGAATAAGAGACTTCATCCCTGACGTAATAGGCTTCAAGCCACTACTGGTGACTGTGATAGTTTTATCTCCCTGCTGAATCTTAACAAGAGGATCAATACCATCATCACCACTATCAAGAAGACGCATAGGGGTATGCTGAAACTTAGATAGTTTCTCTAATTGAATATCATCTATTAAACCAGCTTCCCGGAGTTTACGCAACTCAGTCTTCATAGCACCTTCAAAGACTTTTTGCCGATCAAGAATAATGGTAGCTCTTTCAGGACCAAGACGTGCTTTAACGGCCTGTATACCCGCTGTAATATCAGCTTGAGTTATTTCTTTCTCATTCTTGGTCATAGTTTTAAGTAAGGCTTTATCTATGTCACTTAGATTTTCGCGCAGCTTCATAACTTCTCTAGTACTAACAACCCGAAGCTTAGACAACAGCATAGTCATATTACTATATAAGAGAAGCTTATCTAACTCAGCACGTTCGCCACGATGAAGTCCGCCATACACAGCTTTCCGATACCGACGAGATGTACTTTTTGCAAGAGATGTAGCGCCGGCCATGACTTCGAAGTTCTGTCTAGCCTTCTCCCCGTACTGTCCTAGCTTACTAAGAGCACTCTTGACAGGACCAGATGTATCTGTAATAGCCCTATCTAAGAAGTCTCGGACCATCCGCGGCGTAACCTTCAATAACTCGCCAGCCTTGCTGACAGATGCATCATAAACGCCTTCTACTTTAAGGGCATCTCCTTCACCAGGAACCATCTCAGCACGTTCTTTTTTAGTTTTCTTAGACGCTGCCTTGAACCTCCTAGTAGCGGCTTTAACGATAGCCTCACGGTCAGCAGTCGGTACACCGCGCATAGCCAAATATACGTTTAATTCTGTAGTCAAGTCGTCGATAACACCAAGTTCATCCGTAGCCCGAGGAAGCATGTTGGCAATCTTTTCGTTGGCAAGTCCCCTGGCTTCAATGGTCATAGCATACTTGATAGGGAACAAAGCTTCTGCCTCTGGTTCGAACACTACCCGAGCAGCTCTGTTTACCAAGTCTTTCTCTGCTGTAATAGTAGCAGCTAGTTGACGCCTATCTACTACAACCTTAACATCCTTGACTATCTTTCTGGCAACTGTACCAGCTCCTGCCAACGTAGCATTAAGTACAAATGCCTCTAATGCCTGACGAAGTTTATTTATGTAGAACGAGTCATTTGGGTCATGTAAGAGAATATCACGAAGAGGACCTTCCAAATCCTCTTCAAACATATTAGCAATGCGCGGCTCAGCAGCATCAAATACAACAAGATCCGCTGCGGTAGCAACGCCTATGAGAAGGGCTGGATTTCTAGTTGCTACTAGCGCAGGCATCACAGCAGCTATTCTAGAGAGATTATAAAAGACACTTTCCGCTATATTCTCTGTTTCATAATTATCAGCTTCCTCCACTGCTTTCATATTAGAGGTTGCCATGCGAACATAAGCTTCAGTCTTTTCACGGCTGGTAGACTCTGTCTCATCTTTCTCTTGTCCGAAGAAATCTCTGATCTGAGCAGAAGCCTTATCATCAAAGTCACTAAGGTATAAAGCACCCTTAGCAAATCCATACCCAATAGCACTACCAACATCAGCCTCAGCTAATTCATCCACAACTAAATCAGTGATACGTCCGATATCTTGAATGACAATTACCACATCATCAAAGAAGTCTGTATCAGAGCCTTGCTCTTGTATATCAGCTTCAGCTAATACAGCTGGGTGATCTACAGCACTGTCACTAAGGGATAGAAATCCGTCTACAAAATTAGCATCTGATGTATCTACTGTAAGTGCTGGCAGCTCCTCCGTAGTGCCTAGGTCCTCATTAACCATTTGCACAGTTTCTTCAGGAGAAAAATCTACAAACCCAGAGCCAAGTTGTAATACTTCAGGAGCGGGAATAGTTTCTTCATCTTCTTCTTCCTCTTTCTCTTTCTCCGCAAGCTCTTCTGCAAACAGAGCTTCTTCCTCCTCCTCAGATAAATCAACAAAAGCATCTGCCATGACTATTCTCTCTTATTTAGATGTTGCCACTGATGTGTCTGTGTAAGCCTTTATAAAACGTTCTACGTCGACTTTACCCGTTTCAAACTTATTCGCATACATAAACTCCATAATAAGCCGGATCTGCTCATCAGATTCTCGATCTCCATCAAAGCCATACTGTGTTTGTAGTACCTTTCGTAGAGGCTGAAAAATGGCATGTCGTTTATCTGCATCATCAGCATCATCTAAAAAGATCCCCTTTACATCAAATACTAGAGTGCCTTCCGGCAGGGTCTTAACTGCGCGAATAAAGTTATTGACCACAGTATCGCCTAGAATTCGACCAGAGTTGAAATCAGCAAGAGCCTTACGGTGTGCCAAAGAAGCTAATGCCCGCGGATTAGGCATTTCTTCACCTGCTATTACAGCCTTTCGAAGTAACTGCTCTGTCAGTTGAGTAGCATATAACCACTTCTGTTTTTTACCAGGAGTTGGATCAAGAGTAATACTACCTCCCGCCATCGTCTTTGAAAAGAATTTCAGCAACGTATTATTGGCTTCTAGAACAATAGCGTTCTCTGCGACTGCTTGAGATTTAGTGATGCCTGGATGTCTCTTTTCATAAGCAGCAGAGTATTTATCTAACAGTTTCGCGTCGCTGTCATTAAGTGCAGTGATTTCCTGAATCCTAAGAACGACCATTTTAGATGCATGCTCCGCTGCTTGTCCTACCAATCTAGCAGCTTCATTCTCAGCCTGCTGTTTCAAGATATTAAGCTGCAACCCTCGATGCGTAACAGCATCTTTAATAACACCTTCTTCAGCCTCTTTAACGGCCGCAGCTGCCTCAGCTTCACGCATCGCAGCAGGATGTAACGCCTCCTCTCGTTTTGCTTGCGCTTCTCGTAATTTCCGAGCAGATGCTGCATCAGCCGCAGCAGTTTCCGCACGATCCGCCGCTGCTTCCGCTGTAACTCTGGCTGCCTGAGCAGTGACCTCATCCGTGGCTGCTTTTAGACGCTCTTCTAACTTTTCTGCCACTAATTCAGGGCTGGCTCCACTAAACACGGCTGAATCAATAGGATCTCCAGTTTCATCAGCCTTTGCCACAGCTTTCAAGAATTCTATATCCCCAGCTCTTGATAATTCACTGACGGCAGCACCATACAATGCGTTAGCAGATGATAAAGTGTTCTGGGCTATTGTTGGATCAATACCTGGAATACTTGTCACAGCTGCAGTTACTTCAGAGAACGCATCTGCCAACTGCTCCTGTGTGGTAGACTCACTTGAGGCAGTGGTAAAGTTCTCCATAGCCTCAGACAGATCGCCACTAATCCGGTCCTCTTTACGACCCTTAGCGAAGTCCTTAGCAAAGCTTTGCAAGCCTTTGCCTATGTTACCAAGCGGTGCGACCTTTTGAAGTTGTACAACAGTTGCCATGATCTATCTCCTTAGCAAGGGCCGATGTCGAGAGCGGATTTAGGAAAGATGACATCAATCTTTGTGTCCATCCATTTCTTGATCCAGCTTTTCAACAAGGGTTTATTGTGAATAAACTTTGCAGCACGCTCTCCGTAGCGGAGATACAAGAACTTAAACCAGGGATGCGACTCATACATCATCCAGTATCTGAACATGCGCCACCTCGGATTTTCAATCCCATACACTTCGCGGGCAACCCAGCATGCAAAGATAGCACCAAGTGCTGCAAGAAGATCACCTGCTATACCCTCCTGGCCTGGATCAACTGTAACGATATTCTCTCGATGTTGCTGTCCTAGCAAATCTAAGATTAAACCAGCCTTTTCTGTAGCAGCATCCTCTCTACGTACAAACTCATCCCGAATACCTTCAGCACGTTCTTTCTCAGGTTGCCTACCAGTTTCTGCACCGCTGATGATATCAACTAAGTTGCTGATACCACCACCCGCAACACCACCAGCTTGTTCTGCTGCCCTCAATCGTCTATCTTTAGCGGACTCACTGGTATCAAAAGAAAGGCGTGCTCGTTCACGACCTAAAGTTTCAATAAGAGTATCTCGTGCCTCACCTTCAGCCCGCAATCTATCACTGCCAAAGAAAGAGCCAGAAAAGCGACGCCCAATGCCGGGAACGGTATCAACGTTAAAGTCACGAACAAGGGGATCACGAATAGTTCTCCTAAAGAACTCATTAAAATCCGTTCCCGTATCTGCAAGGGTTTCCTGGATAGCCCTGTTGGCTGCTACATTAGTTGCACCCGGGCCAGGTCCTCCAGTTGCTAAGCTCTGCGCTAAAGTTTCTAAGGCTCCTAGTGATGTAGAAGTTGCTTGTGGTATAGCACCTGAAGTTGCACCTGTAAACGGTCGCACAGTCTCTCGAATAGCACCGCCACCTGTCTGCAAAAACTGGTTAAACAGAGCAGCCATTTCACTCTGACCCCCTGACAATGTACTGGCTGGGGTGATAGTTGCTGTTGAAGGCTTACCCCATAAATTCTCCCCTAGACCAATAGGATCAAGAATTGACCCACTAATATCTTCAAGAAAACCAGACCTAGGTTTGTCACTCTGACTAAAATCAAACAGATCCGTTGCCATGTTATATTCCTCCTACTACAGACTCTTCTTTGTGAACAAGGCCAAACCAGCCAAGTCCAAAATCTGCCCCGGTGGCTGTCCACCTAAGCATAAGAGTGCGTGTTACGATTTGTTTATGTAAAACTTTTTGCACGTAAGCAGAACTTGCCGCTAAAGTACCCAGCGTTGACCAAGTTACTCCTGAGTCTTTACTATACTCTACAAGGACTGCCTGTCCCTTTGACATGAAATGATATCTGTCATATCGAATAAGCCTGTCGATAGACGAGAAGTCTTTACTCCGGACTTCCACGGATATAGCCGTACTAGTAGCAGAGTTGGCATCCGCTGTTTGCAAGTAATCATACTCAACGACTTGAGGAGTGCTGTTAAGTCCCAGCAATATAGTTGGAGCGTCCTTTAAAGCTGTACGAGAGTCCCAGGTACCACTCTGAGCAGCCCAAGAACCTACACCAGCAGTCCATGCCAGGCTCGCGGCTCTAGCGTGAAAACCAATTGAAGTAATACTGTCTCCAAAATCTCGTGAAGACCAACTCTCCGTACTCAATTTAAATCTCCTAAGACGCCGTGCGTGAGTCTCGCCAGATATAGGATAGATAAACCAAGCTTCACCAAGTTCTTGTATAAAGTCAGCTCGAATGCGTGTTCTATACTGAGTATTCAGATCACCGTCTTTACCAAAAATCTTCTCGAAGATAGGACCACCGATATCTTTAATATTTGTCCCGCCTTCGTATTGCCAGATAGTTTTATGTCCAATGAAGATATCACTATCACCAACAGTTGCCACACCCTCAGGACCGATAACACCATCTTCTGAGATAGCGGTATTAAAGTCAAATAATTTATCAGCAGCTGCAACTAACTCACCGCGTACAATCTCGTTATCCTTGTATACAATAATATAAGGACCAATTTTATTTATGAATTGAATGTCGCTAGTGCTATCCAGCAGATCATCGAAGCCAGCGTTGCCTGTTGTCCAGTTTGTAGGATCACCAGTGTCGCAACGTCTGACACGGAAAGGATAAGCTGTACCTCCCTCCGTAGTGAATCCAAGCATAACATAGTTCTCATACACCGCAATAGTTCGTGCAATAGTATTACCTGAACTAGGCAAATCCGTTACAGTTACCACCGCAGTTTTATTATACTCCTTAACGACATTCACTCCATTAGTGAATATCATCAAATCACTAGCTTGCCACGTAACGACATCTACAGGTTTATCATCCGTTCCTGTGAGTACAACAGGGACTTCGACTGCCGCACCACTGTCTACGCTTCGTCCACTGGGAATATTATCATCCAGATTTATAACGAGTGTTGCGATAGAAGCAATTGTGGTCTTATGTTGGTCCCCGTTGTCTAATATAACATATACATGATCATCAGCGGAAAACCCTGTTGCGCTTACTACAGTTACTGAAGATGCTCCAGCAGATTCTCCTCGTGAGGTAACATTATCAATTAAACCTTTAATGGCGTGCCACTTATTATGAGTAGAGTTGTGTTTAAAGACACTCTCATTGGTGATAAGCATCTTCTCTTCCACGCCATCAGCATGGACGAAGGTATGGATCTTTCTTGGCGATCCCCAGATACCTAGGTCTGCAAATGCTACATAACCACTATCAGATTCAACTCTACCTTTATTGAACAATACGTTCCTAGCTAAAGAAGAATTATCAGGTTCAATGAGATCAGTCTCTACATCAAATCGCTCACCCTTTACCAAATTATCAATGATAGAGAGTGTCCAATCATCTTCTAGTTCATGTTCTTTATTTGTCAGGGGCATGTCTAAGGTACCACATTATCAGAGGCAAAGGTTATCATAGTCCCAGCATCATTATAAACTACATAATGACTAGGATTAGACGAAGTTGCATTAGCATCTTTCCATACAGCAGTCTGTCCAACTGCTACTTGAGCTGCCGTTGGTGTGCCGTTTTGACTAAAGTATAGTACTCTATTAAAAGAAACAACTTCAATAAATCTGTTCCGCATACGTTCTAAATTACGAACAAGCTCAGACATAGCTGCCTCTGGATCAGTTCTACGTACGTCCAGATTAGGGAAGCCGCCTGTTAGAACTTTACTCATACAAAAGCCCTAATGACCCATCTCCAACTTCCCACTGTCAACGTAACTGCGTTCAGTGTAGACTTGTTAATAATAATTAATAAGACGCCAGTTATTATAATTACGTTAGTAGCGTCCCTAGATACCATAAAGCCTCTATCAGATCCACCGTGATCCACTCCTTGCATATTTATTTCATCGCCTGTGGAATAGCCCGCGTCTCCTGTTGTACACTTCAGAACAACATCAACAACCTTTGGAAC